CTGTCCAAGGGGCTAGTACATACCTAACTGTAGCTTCAACTAACACCTACGTTAACGATCCGTTGATCGTATTAAACAATGCGTTCTCGGTACCAACACCTATGACCTAGGTTTTGTGTTTAATCGTGGCACCCTACAGAACGTAGCATTGATATGGAACGAGTTCAATAAAGAATTCCGTTTAGTAGGCACAACAGAAACTGGTACGACCTACGGTAACATTAATCAAAGCAATTCTGCTAATTTACGTGTTGGTAATTTAAGTGTACAATATGCGTTAACTATATCAACCCTTAGCGCAAGCTCATTAAACGTATCAGGTAATGTATTAACAGGACTACTTCAAGCTGCCGCAATTAATTCTACACCAATTGGCAATGCAACCCCGTCAACGGGTGTTTTTACATCAGTAACTGCTGGTCAAGTAGATTCAGGATTCGTTGGCAACACGGGAACAGTATTTACTGGTGCAAGTATCAACTTATCAGGCAACGTATCAGCTAGCACAGTATTAGCTCAATTAGTCACAGCAGATGATGCTACTGTTGGCAACTTGGCCGCAGGATTCGTTGGCAACACGGGAACAGTATTTACTGGTGCAACTATCAACTTATCAGGTAATGTTCTTGCAGGCCTAGCACAATTTGCCGCGATTAACTCTACTCCAGTTGGCAATGCTACTGCATCAACAGGTACATTTACGGTATTAGCCGCAACTAATAATCTATGGGCTAATGCAAGTATCGCAACCACAACTCAAGGTACTGGTGCAGTCGTAGTACCAAATGGCGGTATCAGCGTAGCTGGTGCGGCCAACGTTGCTGGCACACTAACAGTTGGCGGTGCTACACAATTAAACAGCACATTAGGTATTGGTGGTATCACAACATTTACTAACTCAACTAATGCAACAGCTATTACCAATGGCGCAGTGATCATCCAAGGTGGTGCCAGCGTTCTTAAAGACTTGTATGTTGGTGGTAACTTATATGCGGCTAACATTGTTGGTATTACTGCTAATGTTATTACCGTTGAAGATCCATTACTATTCCTAAAACCAAGTTATACATTCCCATATAACTATGACATTGGTATTTACTCATCATTCACTGGTACTGGATTAACCACTGCTGGTAATGTTCTACAACACACTGGTGTAGTCCGTCATCAAGAAACTAACACTTGGACCTTTGCAAGTAATCTTGCTGAACCAGGTGCTGGCCATGTGGTATTTGATAACAATACAGTTTACGATCCAATCAAAGCCGGTAATTTACAATTAACAGTTACAACAGATGCTACTAATGCAACAACTGGTGCGTTAATTGTAGCAGGTGGTGCTGGTATTGGTGGTAACATATTCCACAGTGGCACACGGTTAGACACATCAGCAAGCAACTACTTATTTGCTTCAACACCAACAACTGTAGATGCGTTCAAAGCCGCAACTGATTTAGAAATTGGTGCTACCAGCGGTACATTAACTATTAATAATCCAACAGTAGTTGGTACGCAAACAACACAGGCATTATATAATACAACTGCTACAACTGTAAATGCATTTGGCGCTGCGACCGGCATCTTACTAGGTGCTACGAGCGGAACACTATTAGTTAATAATCCAACTATAGTTGGTAGCCAAACAACACAAAACGTATTCAATGCTAATGCAACAACTGTAAACGCCTTTGGTGCTGCAACTAATTTAGTATTAGGTGCAACAACAGGGGTATCATATTTAAGAACTGCTAATATCACGTTACCTAATGTTACTGATATTGTAGTTGGTCAGACATCACTCGACTTTGCCAACACAGTAGCTACAACAGTAAACGCATTTGGTGCTGCGACTAGTTTACGTTTTGGTGCTAGTGGAGGTACGACTACTGTTAGAAATAGATTAGTAGTTGATCGCGACGCCTATAACGGAACTTCGTTGAACGGTGCATTCCGTGTGGTTGGTACTGGCGCATTTGGTTCTAACATATTTGTGGGCAATGGTGCGGTATTCAATGATTTGCAAAGCAGTGAGAGATTTAGAGTCAGAGGAGTAACATCAACTAATTTATTTGTAGTAGATCCTGGTTATCAGGCGGTTTACGTAAATGGTCCAGGTAACGAAGGTAACGTAACATTAGATCTTGGAGCAACATTCAGCGTTCGCAGTTCTGATTCTATTAGACTGCCGGTTGGTACCACAGCTGAACGACCAAGTAATTCAGGTAATGTTGATATCCGAGGTATGTTGCGTTTCAGCACATCTCTTGGCACTATCGAATGGTATGACGGTAATGATTGGGCTGTACCAGGTGCAGCGTCGACAGTTATCACTGATCAACAGATCAACGGTGACGGTGTAAGTAACGTATTCATCCTTAGTAACACCTCCACAACTAATAGTACCATAGTTAGTATCAACGGTGTACTACAATTTCCAGTTGCCGCATATGGTATTTCTGGTAATGTTCTTACATTTACAGAAGCACCGGCAGTGGGTGACGTAATTGACGTTCGAGTATTGACTACCACAACCACTGTTTCCAGCTTAGAATCTGCCAACGGGTTTGTGGCATTTGATTTAACTAATAATACTAATACCTACGCTAATATTATAGCAGGTTCTGCAAGCCCAACGGTACGAGTAGCAGTAGATACAGAAGGTAAAGTTAATTTAGTAAATGACACTAAAATTGCTGTAAATGGCACTGCGTACAATATTGCAGCCAACAACACTCCATATACAATCGACACTTATATACAAAGTCTATATACCAGTGCTACATATCAAGTAAAAGCTAAACGTGGTACAGGTGCCGGAGCAAACATAGAAGCCTACAGTGCTACTGTTATTACCGACGGAGCAGGTAATGCCTATGTCACTACATATGGTATTATCAATAATGGCTACACTATGGGCGTGTTAACTGCTAACGTATTAGCAGGTAATGTACAACTGTACTATACTGGAGTCAGTGCAGCGTCGGTACAGGCTAATGTTAAGATTTACGCAACTTACATTGTTTAATAAAGGCGTTCAATGTTAAAACTTGGTAAACACTATCGCAAACACTACACAGGCGAGAAAATAGTCACAGACCGTAATTATTCTGATGGGATATGGCAAGATACCATTGAACACGTGCCTAACGCTGTGATCAACAATCAAATATCCAATCGTGCGGTAGTATTAGGCAATGGACCTACAAGATTAGATTTTGATCTTAAACATCTCAAAGTACACAGCGGCTTGTTAGGCGCAGACACTGTGCAAACCTACGGATGCAATGCACTTTATAGAGACTTTACTCCAGATTTTCTTGTGGCATCAGGACATCCAGAAATGGTTAAAGAAATCGCCGAAAGTCAATACATAAATGATAATATAGTTTATACTAATGCACTACATCTGTTAGAATACCCAAATAAATTTTATCTAATACCACATGATTCTTATACCGATGCTGGCACTGCTGCGATTTATTTGGCCGCATTTGACGGACATAAGAAAATTTTCATGCTGGGATTTGACTGCCAGGATACACCAGGATTTAATTATAATATCTATGCTGATACCAATGGATATGATAGTAAACGTAGTTTAGTGTCGGAAGACAAATGGATCAACGACAAAAAAGCTGTGTTTGACACCTATGATGATGTTGAATTTATACGGGTAACTAAATTTGGCACTGACAGGATACCTGAAACTTGGAAGTATGCGACTAATTTTCGACAAATATCACACAGAGATTTCGTAATAGCAGCAAGTTTATAATACCTCTTCCAGTGTTTTAATCTTACTGGACACTGCCTCAAAATTAATCGTTCGCCACACCCCTGGATGTAGAGGTTTAGGATGATCTTCTAATCTGACCCAGCAATATCCTCGATGCTCGTAATTTAATTCTGGAACAAACTCTTCTTCTACAGGTATTAAGAAAGTATTATAACTAAATCGATTATTATCACTGGTAAATTTTTCTATAGGTATAACTTTGGCAGCGGCAAAGTTGTAGCCAAGTTCTTCTTCTAATTCTCTGTATAGACTATCTAATAGCTGTTCACCAGTGTCAATTTTTCCACCAGCCAGTCCCCACGTACCAGAATATTTACTTGAATCTCGCAGCAAGAAAAGATAACGTTGGGTAGCGGTACAATAGATGAACGTACCTACACCTTCTATATAACTAGTGTCCACAACCCGCCCTTGTACTCGCCTTCCCAACTTTTGACCCATTGAGTTCCTGACCATTTATATTGAGTTCCAGTAGTAAGATTACTTACATATTGTACATTAGATTCTGTACGGCTGTCAAATACAACTGACCAATTGGTGCCATTGAATTGTATAATGTCATTGGCATGTGCTACTAAATCTTGACCGTTGGATCCTCTCCAAGCACTGGCTCCACCACCGGGGACATTGTCAAAACTACCAACATCGTTAAGTATCAGATATCTTGTACCTGTACTTGGTGCGGTAATGCCAGCGTCTAAGGTTACACGTTGCGGATCGATAATAGCCGTGATCGCTGTTAGTGTATTAGTAGGGTATGTATCGATGTCCGGATTGAACAATAATATAGTGGCGTTGGTTGGATGATAGCTGACAGTACCTACTACCTCAGTGACACCATCTTGTTGTAATAGTCGAACCTGACTAACACCATTTTCTAACGAGCCGTATATGTTAACTAAATTACGCCATTGATCAGGTGTGCCAACTTTAGTACTGGCAGTTTCTGCTGGGTTATCAGTAGTAACATTGGGTTCGCGTGGTGTTTCTATGTCCTGCACTTTTAATAAAGTTAATTGGTTGCCAATTAATAATACACCATAATCTAATGGTGTAAAGTATTGTCTTAGCCCCATTAGGTTAGCTTCGCTATAGACGTCTGTTGATAAATTTCCATCACTGTCATGTATGCTGGCAATAATTTTCTGTATAACTCCTAATTTTTTAACCTTGGCCGGCGGGCTAATCCACACAGGTAGTTTAAATGTTAGTGTAGCAATATCAATGGGATTGTCTGGACCAATTGGAACACTGCGACTAGTCCAAGTTGGTGATTCTAAATAGACTACACTAAGACTGGTCCAGTCAATATAATTATCTGTGCTCTGTATCTCCAGCGCAGGGTTAAACAATATCAGCAGTTGTTCTAATAACTGAAGTTTTTGTTTGGTGTTGCTGGTCCATATGTCCAATTTTAAATCTATGGTATAAGGCACAGGCATTAGGCGTTCGATGGTAAATGCATTACCTTGACGATTCTCATATTCCATGGTATCTTCATTGAAGGCACGCTGGCGTATCTGCATTTTACCTACGAAGTTAGGTTCCTGCACACGATCTCTGTCGTAAGTAACACCGTTGATATACACAGTCATTGCTGGCACAGTAGGCAGAGAATTTTCGCTCATGTTATTAATTATAGCTGCTACCAGGCGGCTTCCGTCACCGTAGTATACCGGCACACGTTGTAGGGTTTTATTACCTTGACGATCCTGTCCAAACTCAACTTGGAATCCCGACACCATACGTATAAACTGTGCAAGGAAACGCTCTATCTGAGCATCATAAAAGAACTGTTGATTGGCTGCCATTATAAGTTATCCGCTGAAGGACGCAGAGCCTGACTCAAACTCTGACGTTGGTTAATCACATGTTCGTAAACTGTGTATTCTAATATATCGCCTGCCGCAATAGCATTGGTAATAGTAAAGGAGATATTACCTGCTGTGTTTGCTTTAGTATTGGTAATAGATGTACCATTTAGTGTAGTTCTAACTCCATATGTGCTGACATACGGTACCTTGACCACTGTGGTTTTAGTAGAGAAGTTAAATGATAATGTTGCGGCATTGGCCGCTGGAGTATACGACGTAGACACCCGTATGGCATCCCACGCCACGCCGTTGCTCATAAATTTATTAGTGTCA